AATATTAACCCAACATCAAATATTGATAATTAATATTTCTGGTCATTTACAAATTTCTGAAAATATTGATTTAATTCAACATATAACAGGTGCTTTAATTCTTTACAGTGTTATTCAGTTACAAACTTCCGATAATATAATATTAACTCAGCATCAAGTTCTATCAACAAATAGTTCTTCTCATAACCAAACGGCGGACCATATATTTTTAACTCAAAAATATTCCTTAATAATAAATAATACAATTCATATTCAAATTGCTAATAATAATATATTATCTTCTCGTTATATTATAATAATTAATAACCCTATTCAAATTCAAATAGTAGATAATATAATATTAACAGGAAATATACCCGCCTATATTTTAGAAGTGCAAAACGCTATTCAAACACAAATATGTGATAATATAATACTTAATTATTATGCTCCGGGAACAGCAAGTATTATTATTGAAAACGTTATTCAGACACATGCGGTTGATAGCATAAGTTTGATTGCATATATTCCAATTTATAGTCTAGTAATTAATAATACTACTCAGGTTCAAATAGCAGACGATATAATATTAATTGCACATGGTATGAGTTATATCTTAATAATAGAAAATGCAACACAACTAAAAACAGCGGATAATATTGTATTAGTTGTATATATTCCAACCTATATTTTAATAATTAATAATACTATTCAATTACAAATTGCCAAAAATATAGAAGAAACTATTATCTTCCCATTGGTATTCAATCTATTTCGTAGATATAAAATTAATAAGGAAGAAAGAATTTTTTATGTAAAAAAACATTGGAGATAATTATGACAGAAAATGTATTCATTAAAGACCCTAATGCAACCCTGGATTTTGGCTTTGATTGGTCACAGTGGTTAGATGAAAGTGAAACTATTGTTGGTTTTACAATTACTACATCGCCTTGTGGTATAATTAACGAATATGATACAAGTACAACAGCAGGAAGCGTCATTGTATGGCTATCGAGCGGTTCTATTGGGCAAAGATATTCGGTAGCTTGCTTAATTGAAACAAGCGCCAGTCGAATTGACGAAAGAACTATTAAGATTGATGTAAAAGATAGATAAAATCTTACTTTTAATAGGTAACAAAATGGAAAATAATGAAAAAGAAAAATATTATTGTCGCAAGTGCATGAAATTCTTATCTGAGGATAATTTTTATCAAGCTATGGACGGTGGCTTAGTAGATTCTAATGGAAAGTTTTCTACCTGTAAAAATTGTGTGCAAGATATTTATGAAATTGTATATAAAGAATTAAACAGCATGGAAAAAACCGTACACCGCCTATGCCAAATATTTAACATTAGGTTTACTAATGAAGCTCTCGATGCCACAAAGTCTCATATACAAACCCTACTGGAAAATGGAAAAAATGTAAAAGCTATTTTTTCGATTTATTTGATGAAACTAACAGCGACTAAAAAGTCGATGGATAAAAGCGGAGTAAATGATTTTCAATACGAAGATGTTGGAACTATATTTACAGAGAAACAAATCGATACTTCTCAAATTCCTATTCCTGAAGATGTCCTAAAATTTTGGGGAAAAGATTTATCTAGGGGAGATATAGAATATTTAGAAAATGAATATGCAAATTTTAAGAATACCCATTCGGCTGATACTTACGCTGAAATTGTATTACTCAAGCAAGTCTGTACAACAATGTTAGATATCAAAAAAGAGAGATTGGCAGGAAATAACACCATTAAACTAGTAAAAGAACTACAGGAATTAATGACAAAACTGGCTATTTCTCCAAATGTAGCTAAAGCCAATGCTTTAAACGCGGGGGGAGATAGTTTCGGACAATGGATTGCTGATATAGAGCGTGAAGAACCGTCGGAATGGCTCAAAACAAGTCCCTTGGGAAATATGTACAGAGATGTGGGTGATACAAACTCTTATTTTGAAAAATATATTGTGCGCCCCCTTAAGAATTTTATTACAGGGAGTCGGGATTTTAATGTTGATGAAAATGAAGAAATGGAAAGAGAGTTTGATGATGCAGAAGTAGATAATTTTGTAAATCTTGACGATGAAGCAAATTAACAATTAATAATAAACTGTAGCAAATAGGGTCGCACCCAAAAAGCATATTCTGAATGCCTGTTGCTACAGTATTACAATTCAGAACTTATTACAGAGATAAGGAGAAAAAATGAATAGTGGAATTTATTGTATTGAAAATTTAATTAATGGTAAAAAAATTATAGGGAAAACAAAGAATTTTAAAAAAAGAAAAGCTAAACATTTTTCGAACTTAAATAAAAATATACATTATAATACCTATCTTCAAAATGCGTTCAATAAATATGGAAATAATAATTTTAAATTCTGGATTGTTGAAGAGTATCATCCTGATAAAAAACTATTGGACTTAATGGAAATTTATTTTATAGCTTATTATAACTCTTTTATTAAAGACGGGGGAGGATATAACCTAACACGAGGAGGAGACGGTGGATTGGGTTATATTCATACAGACGAATGGAGAGAAAAAGCCAGCAAAAGAGTTTCTGGAATTAAAAATCCTATGTATGGAAAAAATGGAATTTTGAATCCTATGTATGGAAAAAATCATACAAATAATACAAGAGATAGAATATCAAAAAACAGAAAAGGAAAAAATAAAGGAATAGATAATCCTATGTTTGGGAAACCCGGAACAAGGGGAATGCTTGGGAAAAGCCACTCTTTAGAATCTAAAATAAAAATGAGCAATACCAAAAAGGAAAAAGGAACTAGCGCAGGAATAAATAATTCTATGTATGGAACACACAGAACCGGAGAAAAAAATCCCAATGCAAAATTAAAAGAAATAGAAGTTTTAGAAATATTAGATTTCTTTTATAACAAAAATTTAAGCAGAGAAGAAATTAAAGAAAAATATAATGTTTCCTATGGATTAGTTGTTAAAATAATAAACGGAAAACTCTGGAATTCTGTGTATAATAATTTTATAAAAAATTATAAAGAAGAAAAAGGAGAAGAAGAATGAAAAAGAATAAAAAATCATTAACTCCTCCACTTAAAAACATGAAACCCTATTCTAGAAGTAACGAACCTCTAAAATTTCTTAGTGAAAAAGAAATGACCAAACAAAAGCGTGACCGTATAAAAAGTTGGGTTACATTGTATAGAAACAATCCGAGTATATTTGTAGAGCATTATTTACAAATTCCTTTATATCCGTACCAGCGATTTTGGCTTAATTTAATGGCTAGGTCCACAGAATTTGTTGGTATCGCCTCTCGTGCCAGTAGTAAATCATGGCTTATAGCGGTGTATTCTATTGCCAGATGTATTTTGTATCCGGGTACTACTATCGCTCTAGCTTCTTCTACCAAAGCCCAAGCGGGTTTGATTATTTCAGACAAATGTAGAATTTTAAGAGACCAGCACCCCAATATCGCTAGAGAATGTTCTAATCTTACCGCTAATCAAAACCAATGGCGCATGGATTTTTTTAATGGTTCCAAAATCAATGTTGTTGTTTCCGGTGAAGGAGCCAGAGGAAATCGTAGTAATATAAATGTGCTGGAAGAAAGACGTTTAATACCAAATGAAATTATAGATTCGATTATTCGCCCTTTTCTTGTGTCACGTCAAGCGCCCTTTATGAAAAACCCTAAATATTCTGAAATTGAAGAACTTAGAGAAGAGCCACAGGAAATTATTATTACTAGCGCGCATTATAAATCATATGAATGGTATCCTGAAATTAAAAAATTCTTAAAAATGATTGCAAACGGAGATGAAAATACAAAAGCAATATTTTTAGATTATCCTATCTCTATTCATCATGGAATAAAAACAAAAAATCAAATGATAAGAGAAAAAGCCAATATGGATTCAATAACCTTCATCATGGAATACGGCAACATCCCCTATGGTTCAACAAATTTATCGTTCTATAAGCTCGGGCTTTTTGAAAGAAGTATAAAAAGAAGTTGGAGACCTATTAGGGATGAAGTCTATATAACAACCCGTAAAAATAATTATGATATACCAAAATTATCAGATGAAATGCGTATTGTATCTGTCGATGTGGCTATGAGAGCGGGTTCAACAAACGACAATACAATTATAACCTGTGGAAGGTTATTGCCAAGCAAAAAAGGTTGGTTAACCGAAGTGGTTTATATGGAATCTCATAATGGTAAAAACACAAATCTACAAGCTTTAAGAATAAAACAAATATATGAAGA